CAACCGAAGTCTGCGTTCGCGCCAATTCTAAAGGCTACAACACTGTCACTATTTCCTAAAATGTCCAATCTGCCTTGAGGGGCCGTTGTAGAAATACCGACGAAGCCAGAAGAGTTTATAGTAAATCTATATGCATCAGCGGTATCATCATATAGGTAATATGATCCTCTCAGTGCTGTCGTACCAAAAGTTGCGCCACCAACACCAGCATTAAACTGTCGAGCCACCGCTGTTAACTGTAGTTCTGGGTTTCCAGAAGCATCGCTTTGTGCATCTATTTGAGCTATTGCATCTGTTCCACCCCTTATATGCAGCTTGAAGTTTGGAATTGTGCCGATACCAACTTTTCCACCGGCGGTCAAAGTCATCTTGGTTGTAGCAGCTTCACTACTTCCCGTCATAAAGTCTAAGGAAGTTGCATTGCTTGTCGCGCTAAAGTCGCCCTCCGCACGAGCCTGAATTGCACCTGAAACCAGAATTGCGTCTGTACCCGTGCCTTCGTCAGGGGCCTGGAAAGCAATCTTGCCTATTACATCATTAGCTGCCATGTCAGTCTCACCCGTTTGCAGGGTGAGAATAATGGGTTTGTCATCGGCTGTGGCTGCGTGTTTTAGGTTTAAGCCAACATCAGGGATGTGTGTAAGTGTAACATCGTCATCATCACCAAAGCTGATAACGGCTCCATCGGCAAGGAATAAATCACTAAACTCCAAGGCAGTCGTACCAAGGGCTGCACCGTCTGAAGCATCCGGTACAAACGCCGTCGTTGCAGTTATTGTTGCTGCAGAAATTGTGTCAGAAGTTAAAGCCCCTGCATTGGTTAAAGCCGCCGTTTTGGTAGTCCCGGCCAAATTGACAGCTGTGAGTAAATCATGGACAACACCTCCAGAACCGAGGCCGTCCGTTGCTATCATCTTTGTTTCACCAGCCAGTATCGCAACATTGGCACCGCTGCCGCAGGTAAATGTCAGGGTGTATGATGTAGCATTATACATGACCCAAGTTTTTGAGCTTGTGTTGGGCAGGAGGGTAACTGTGCAAGCCTGACCGCCGCCAGTGAGTTTAAGGCCCAAACACCTGTCCGCATCTGCCGCGCCATCAGCAATTGTTATGTTGTCTGTTGAAGCGTTGGCAACTGCCCTCGTCCCCCAAGCAACTGCCTGACCAATCAACTCAAGGTTCGTATTTGTCTTTGTGCCCCAAGTCCCGGACTGCTCACCAGTGGCCATTTCCTCCAGCCGGAGGTTATTTACATATGTGCTTGCCATTTTTTAAGCCTCAATCAATTCTAATGATCGCATTTGATGCTGTCTGGGCCGGGAAGACGATCTTGAATGTGCCCCCGGCAACAGTGAAGTCGCCGCCAAAGTCCAAGATGGCTATTGCCAAATCACTTTCGGTATCATTGTAAATCATCGCGCCTCTTGCGGTAAATGACGCAGAGGTCCAGCTCGGGTCGGTTGCGTCAAAGCAACCGCTGGTGCTGTTAGTAATAACAGACGCACTGGCGAGGGTTACGCCCCCCGTCGTATATCCACTCCCGTTAGCAACCTCGTTTATCCCACTGCTTGCATAGACAGTGGTCGCCGCGCCCAGAGATGCGGAGCTTGTGAAAAGTGCAATTTTAATTGTGTCACTGTCCAGATCGTGGAGACCCAACATTGCGTCTCTTTTAAACTGTGTGCACATCGCTTGTGTAATGGCCATCAAATGCCTCCATTGTATTCAGCTGTGTAATTTCTAGACATCTCTTGTTGGAATAATTGCACAGCCTCGTCAAATTGAGATTTGTACAAACTTAGCGTTTCCCCAGCTTTAAGAAAAGCTGAACTTTCGTACAGGCAAGCGGAAAGGAGAACAGAGGCAGCATTGTCGCCCACCCAGCTGTTGGCATTGCCAGATGAAAGCCCTGTCTCTGGGGCAATGTAATCCGCTTGATAGGCAAGAGTTGCGCTCGGGGTTGGGGCAAGAGTTATAACAATTCCAGCAGTCCCTGCGGTTTTGGTGCTATACATTGATGGGACGCCTGTGGTCGACGAATTCGGCCAGTAGTCCCGAAGATAAGAATCAATGCGATGGTCTAAGTAGGAAACGGAACCAGAAGTTGTGGTTGAAACCTGTCTTATCATTCTCGCGCTCGCCACTGTATAATCAGTAGTCCCCACAACTAGAGTCCCAGTGGCCAAGGCTCTGTAACAAGGTAGATTTGGCAGTCTCTGGAAAATCATGTCCTCGGCTTGAGAAATGATTTCATCTATAGATGCCGCAAACTCTGTGGAATCATCTTCCAAGAAATTCTTTATGTCACTAACAAGCGTCGTATAATTCATTAATCGCCCCACTCCGCTACGCCCCAGCCCTCTTGGCCCCAGCCAAGAACTTCGACACTCTCAGCGCCGACAGCGCCTGTGCCAGCTACGCCAGCCTCGTCAATCGAGAGGCTGAGTGCCTCAACACCGACAGCGCCTGTGCCGCCATCGCCAGATGCTCCGGCAACTTCCATTGTAGGAATCTCGGTGCCGACAGCGCCTGTGCCAGCTACGCCAGCCTCGTCAATCGATGTCTCAAAAGTCTCGGTGCCGACAGCGCCTGTGCCGCCCACCCCAGAAGAAATGTCTTCCGTAAATTCTATATATACATCACCGGCAGATCCGGGGCCACTTACGCCTACATTTGGCCTCTGGTTTCTGTCCAGAAAAATATCATAATTAAAGCCAACATAAAAAGCAGTGATTTCTTCATCATTGTCTGGCCGTGGCTGGAAAAGAGCAGTCGCATCGATTACATTTTTAGCTGGAGTTAGTTGAGGGTCTTTTGGCTCCCACTCTTCCGGCTCAACGCGGAAACCTTCCCAAGTTGTCTTGAGAGAAGTATAAGGCACAGAGAAACCGGACTGATCACTTATAGCCCTCGATTTCTTTCCTTTGGCGCGTCGGACTGCCATCAGCTTAGATTCATCGAGGATGGTCGCACACGCATTGTGACGCCATCATTATCTGTTGCGGCAGCAAGATCAAATGTTCTCTCATAAATTTGATCTAAAACTTGGAAACGGTCTGGGGCAAATTTCAATGCAAGTTTGCTAGACAGGCCAGCGCAAATGCAATCAGCCCACCTATACGGGACATCTGCCTCTTGATTAGATGCTGTGATATCCTCCAGCTGGTTTATTGACCAATAGACCAGTGAGTATGCAGTGCTGCTGTTGGGAACCTGCCAAAGATATAATGTTGGCGTGTATTGTTTGTTCAATAAATATTGAGTTGGCTTACCTTCATCTGTCTTGTTGGGGATCTGGTTATAGTCAGCGATGCTAACCCTCTGCAACACAGTATCGGTGGTTGTGGCCCCGATTGTTTCCCTAACCACCACGTCTATCAGGTCAATAGTTCCCACTGGGAGGGAATATATAATTTGCCCATCGACAAGGGATAAGGTGTTATTTTGGACCGTCCAGTAATTTATGCCACGGTTAGCCCATTCGCTAAAAAGCAAATTCAGGCTGCGTCTGGCAGAAAGTGCCTGATAACCCGTTCGTGTCTGGTTATCAATTCCACAACGCTCATAGGCTTCAGTTATTATTTGCTCAACATCAAGCCTAAAATCAAATGAGTTAGAAGTTGCCATTCAAACGTCCTAATATTGCTTAATAGCCCTTATAACGATTTGGTAAGCATCTCCGGCTGCGCCTGCACCAGTGGTCGTAAAATCAACATCCCCGGTCCCGTTGGTTCCATATGAAGACGTTGTCGGCAAGCCACCAAATTTAGAGAAGTCTTGATAGCCCGATTGCCCTTCATCAAGGTGCAGAACGATGATGTCTGTATCGGCGTCAGCAAGAACCTCAACGGTCATTGCATTAATAACCCACCAGCACTCTGCAATCCTGATGCCCGTGCAGGCATCCCCATTGGCGCTGGTCTCTAGTGCTGATACATCAATTTTATTGACAGCACTTTCATTCCCAGTGTCAACATACTGATACTGGAAAGAGAAAACGCACTCTCTTGGGTTGTCTATAATTTTTACTACTTTTGTTAAATCAGCCACATTTCACTCCTTTTGAAACAGGGGCCGAAGCCCCTGTCCCAGTTCAGATGTTAAGAACTCTCAAAGATCTCACGACTGATCGTGGTGTAGTGAACATTGAGAGCTTCGGCTGCCCCGGCCCCGGCTTCAATCCCAATGAAGGGTATAAAGTCCACATCGTTAGTCAATGCCGCAGTCCGGTCTGTTCCAGACTCGACCGAGGTGCCACCTGTAGATCCTGCAGTGCTAGTGACATCATACTGGACCCCATTGACAAAAATCGCAGCTTCGCGAGCTGAATTTACCTGAATGCGGAAATGATATTCTGTATCAGCAGCGACCGTTATAGGCAGAGCACTAATGTAATCAGTGCCGCCAATGCTGTACACAAAATGCCAGACTGTAAAATCAGTAAACGCCTCGGAGTTTGTGGCGTCCGTTTGATACTTAAAGTAGATTTGGTTCGCATCCGTAGCCACAAGCTGGTCATTGGTCAGTTTAAGACCTGCCCAGACTTTCTGGTTGTCGAGTGCTGGGAGGCTGATCGAGCATTCCCAATCAAGTTGATTTTCAGTTCCCCAAAGAGTGTCGGCCCAATATGTTTCGGCGGTTCCCGAGTTAGGGCAGATAATCGCTTGGTCTTGATCAGCGCCAGCTGTCGTCGCGACAATCCCTGCCCGTGTTGTATTCCGGGTCACCAAGGCAGAGGTTAAATTCGTTCCAACGCCCATGAAATGGTGATCGGCCCCATTATTTGGCATAAAGGATTTGGGAATTGCTCTAGCAAAAAGAGTTCCTGAGCCAAGGTCAATTGCGCCGCCAGTGTTGTTGGAAAGAATCACAGTAACAACATTCGCCGCCGTGACCGACGCTGTGATTATGAGGTCAGTGACATCGATGCTCATAGAGGCAACGGCAAAATCGCCTAACGCTGCCCCAACCACTGCCACATCTTCTGCCAGCTCATCGCCGTCAGCAATGCTTCCCCAATCTTTGGTCTCAGAACCAGAGAGATAGGTTGAAAGTTTAGGGAGGCCAACGTCAAAATATTGCGTGGCATAATATCGCCGAGTGTCAAAAACACCACCACCGTAAGCGGTACGGTTTTGTACTAGGCCCGTGGTAGAACTCTTGCTAACCAGATCGAAATTGTTTTCAGAGCGGACTGGTCCGCTGAATGTCGTCGTACCCATTGTGATCTCCTGTCTGGGTTAAGTCAGCCGAAGCTGTCAGGATAAAGAGGAGAGAGGGTTTTATCCCCCTCTCCAATTCATTATTTAAGCAGCACCGCCAGTTCCGAAAATGCCACGCCAATCGGTGAAACCGAAAGAGTAGCGTTCGCGAACTTTATAGCGGACATTGCCCGTTTCAAAGTCGCCTTCCATGCCCTTTTTCAAAGGCGAGCGTTGGAAGTGTTTTAGACCATCAGGAACATCCGTAACAATGAAGAATGAATCCGAATCAGTCAGACGACGCATAACGTGATAGCCCTTGGGCAGGTAGCCCCCGGCGCGGATCGCGTTAATGTCATTGTCGGCGGTCCCTGTACGAAGCTGAGACTCAAGCAGCCGTTCTGCCGTAAACGTGTAGGCAGTCGGGATAACCAGCATCTGGCCTTGAGCGGCGACACGAAGTCCCCGGTCATCTTTCAGGTCAGCAATCTGGATGAGCATCTGCTCAAGAGAAGTTTCAGACAGATCAGCAGCAGTCGCCAGCGCGTTGGATTGATCACCGGAACGTGTCGGGTGATCAGTCGCGCACAAGGTCTTGCTATCACCGCCAGTTACACCGGAACCCGAAAAAGCATTATTAAGGACATTCGCAGCCTTAATCTCTTTCGTGGAAGCCATCGAGCGAGCGAGGGCCTTGGTGTAACGCGAGGCGATTGAGCCATATTGCCCGTCTTCTTCAGCTTCCTCAGTGATCGAGAAAGCAAGAGCAATCGTTTCGTGCTGATAGCGAGCAGTCCATTGCTGGGATGCCGCATCATACGAGATTGACGCACCTTCACTCTTGACAGGGGCGTTGCCAAAACCTTCGAGCAAAACGTCTTCTTCGTATGCACGCTGGGAAGTGTTGGCAGAAAACACCGAAGAGTATTCCGGTGGATAAGAATCATACTCAAGACCAAACAGGGTATTCAATCCCGGCTCAAGCATTTTTGCGAATTGTGCTCTATTCATAGCCATTGTTCATACCCTCCTATATGCCTGCGCCGTCTTTTAGGAGATGCTCATTAATAAGAACCTCCATGACGGCATTTGCACCAAGGGCATTCTCTGGGGAATCATAGAGAGCAATGATTTTACAGGAAGCCGTCCCTGTAGCCATTGTTCCACTCAATTCAAAACCAGATTGCCCTGTGGTCGTTGATCCAGCACCTGCGACAACATCACAGGCATTGCCAATGTTTGTTTGCGCAGGCGTTCCAGCGGACTGGCATTTGAAAACAGTGTACGGATCATCGTATATGTATGCGACGATATTCGTAGCAGTTGTTCCCGTTGGCCAGTATTGGCTGTAGACATATGAGCCATCACTCGCGGTATATGAGACCCCAGCAAAAACACCAATGTTGTTTACCTCAGTAGCAGTATGAGGCGTAACAACACCACCGGAAGTAATAATGCAAAGGTCACCTGTGAAGATGTTCTCTGCAAGCTCCGACGTGATGGTATATTTATTGGCACGGGGCGCATTCCCACTCATGTGGCGAACCGGGACGAACCCGAAAGCGGCATCAGCGTTTGCCATTTGTTCACTCCTATTGAGTTGGTTTAGTCATCCATGACCGAGACATCCCGGCCTTGGCTTGTGGTGCTTTTTCGTTCTTGAAAAATTGGAAGCCCACTGTTTCTTCCCAGCGCATCAAGCTCACCCGGAATTGATTCGTTCTGCTCTTGAGACCTGCCCAGATAATAATCTTTCATTTTACCGAAAGTTTCCTCTGGCATTTCACATAGTAGCATTCCTTCAACACCAATTGAACCTGCCCACTGCCCGTGATTGATAGTTGGGTATCTCTTATCTTTCACCGAGTCTGCGGGGCGAGGGTTCCAGCCAGCTCGCATACGTTTGTACACGTTGTCTGGAGTATCCCTACCCTGAATCGAGGTAGCAACCCATCGTTGAACCATGCCGGGGCGAGCCTCTGGCGCGTCCAACAATGACGGGGGTTTCCATGCTGTCTGAGGACGATCCTCTTCAGCACGAGTTTCTTTACGGGTTTCGCTTGCTCTAACATTTCTTGCTTCAGCCATGATTAGCTCCTGCTCTGTCTTTTGATTTCAGACTCATATTTCTTGAGACTTGATTCATCAGTAATTCCAAGCTCTCTTGCCATCCGCAATTGATCGTTGGAGAGGCGAATACGGTTTCCCTTATAAGAAGATGACCCGCCTGCAGTTGGCGCTACTGGAGATCTGCTTTTTGGTCTCTGCTTAATTTGCTCCTCAGTCAATTTTAGCTCAGGAAATACGTTTCGTAAACGATTATTAAGTGTCGAATAATAATCGTCTGAATTTTTATCAAAACCTTCTAGGTCAAGTTGGACATCAATGGCACGAGCCGCCGCAGTCTCCCGCTCAAAACCCGAAGAATTAAACCAATTGTTTTCTTTCCACCAGCCCATGGCTTTGTCTGGGGTGGCTGCTTGAGGTGGGGCTTGAGGTGGGGCTCTCCGAACCGGCTCTGGCTTCGGGGTAGCTCTCTGCATCTCGGCCACACGCACTGCCGCTCTCATATCTGCAATTTGCTCTGTGAAGTCTAGCTGGGCGTCTGTGTCCCCCTCTTCAACTGCCTTCGCCAGAGCTTTCCTAGTAGTATCATAACGAGCTTGGAAGTCATTGTTGGCTTGGTTTTGGGCAGTCTGGGCAGTCCCCCTCTCCAGACGATCAAGACGAGCCTGCAGCTGGGCAGTCTGCTCCTGATGCTCACGAGCTTGCGTCTCAGCTTTCCTCCGTTGATCGACGAGCTTTTTTATTCGTCGCTGAACTTTGGGGCCGTAATCATCATCCTCCGAAGGCTCACTCCCTGCTTCAATTTCAGGGGCTTTGCTTTCTTCTTCCGCGACGATTTCAATTTCAAAATCTTCTTCTTGCCCAGCCTTCCGCTGGGTTTCCTTTATTTCACTTTCGATTTGTTCTAGAGCTTCGTTTGTTTCTTCAGACATGGTGGCGGTCTCCAAGTTTTGTCGCCTATTCGATATATGATGTAATTTCTACGCCATCGGGAATGACCGAGGTGATCTCGTCATCGTTCAAGAGCAGAAGTTTAACACCGTTGATTGTAACTTTCTGGCCAGCATATTTGCCGTAAGTTACATGGTCCCCAATCGAGGGCCATTTTCCTTTCCACGCGGCACCGGTTTGCCGGTCGCTGTAAGCAAGATCTCCAACTGAGAGAATAATCCCATGAGCTGTTAGATATTCCTCATTGTCCTGAGATTGTGACGGCAAGTAAATTCCACCTCTAGATTTAGTCTTGGTTTGGTTTGCCTGAACCAAAACTTTCCAGCCAATGGGGCGTGGAAGCTGGTGGGAGCCTATTTTAGAGTTGTTTTCTTCATCGGTAATTATTTTGTCTACATGTTGACGAGGCATGATTATTCGTCTCCTTCATTAATTTTCTTTAACATATCGTCGATGAGTTCACAGGCTTGCTCTAAGCCCTCAGCCACGCCGACGTTTTTGTGGTAAGCCGAGAGGTCGCTCATTCGCCCCTCAACCATTTCATTTGCTATCGCCAGTTTCTGGCTTTTGATCGACCTTTTGATCGTGTCCAGAAGGTCGGGCACTGTCATGTTTTCCTCCTAATTTTCCACTGACCCCGGTTACAAAAACTTTGACCCAGTATTTTTCATCATCCAGGTCAACTTCCTGTTCTTCGTCGCCCATTAGTATTTCCTTGGTTTCTTTTTGGAAATTATTTTCTTCTTGGGCTTAGCCTTGGGCTTCTTCTTGCCATACATCTTTTTGTCTCCTTTGGACATTAATGATGAGAAAGAGGATCTATTCAGCATTTAGATCTTGGCCTTTTTTAGTATGTTCTTCTTAACAAGCCAACCAACTGCGAAAAATGCCGGGAAAATAATTTTCTTCTCTACAATCCTGTAGTAGAGCGTCGTCTTTTGGCCGCGCATTTCACGCCTTAAATTAAAAGTCCTTTGTCGGGCGTTGAATTCAACGATGGTGCGAATGAATTTGTTCGTCTCCATGCGCCTCACCAGAGGCATTATTAATTTGTGGTAGCCCAGCTCATATTCCTCATCTTTTATGCGTTCTCGGGCATATTTCATCCAGATCGCATTGCGGAAGCCGCCGAACCCATACATGGAGTTCATTGCAGTGCAGACGATTTTGGGATCATTCGGGTCACCTTCTGTCCCCGTGAAACTCGGATCTTCCTCGCTCGGATCGACACCTTCAATCTCCGTTGACATATCAGCCTCAGCCTCAGCCGCGGCCGCAGCGTCAGCGTCAGCAGCGTCTTGGGCATCTTCTTCTTCTTGATCTGAGTTGTCGCGGCTAGATCTGGGCATCCCAGGGCCTTCCTTGCCTCTATAGTCCCAAGGGTCCCGGTCGGGCAATGTATCGTCCGGATCTACATCGGGATCTACATCGGGATCTACAGGGGGGGTGATGGATTTAAAAAATACGTCCTCTCCAGTTCCATACCCTGCGGTTCCGTAATCACTTTGGAGATTTGGGAGATTGGAAGGGCCGACATACACCCTGTCACCAAAAAGCGGTAAACCCAAATCTTCATCTTCATCTTCATCTTCATCTTCATCTGTTAGTGAGCCAAATGTATGTTTAGGCATGTCTATACTCCGTAACTAAAGAATCTGTGCTCTGGCATATTGGCAGTTCCATACACATTTTGAATATTACTTTGA